TCACCCGGCGGGAGACACTGTTGTCTACCCCGGGTGAGGCCGGGGACCTCTGGGAACTGTACATCCAGGCCCACCAGCCAAAGAGGAACAGGGAGGATGACTGATGGCGATACGCACTATTTCTACCAGAATGGCGATTGAGGGCGAGGCCAAATATAAACAGTCGATTGCTTCCTGCAACGCGGAGCTGAAGACGCTGAAGTCCTCCCTCGCCTTGGTAGATAGCTCTTTCAAAGGCAACGCCAACTCCATGGAGGCCCTTACAGCTAAGGGGAAGGCTCTGGCCGATATGCAGGCGGCGCAGGCGGCAAAAATTTCTGAGCTGGAAAATGCGCTGAAGAACGCTCAGGATCACCAGAAAGCCTATGCAGATGCCGCTGAGGAGGCAGGAAAAAAGGTTTCTGAGTACCAGTCCTCTCTGGAGAAGTTGAAGCAATCCTCCGATGATACCCAAAAGGAGCAGGCGGAACTTACTGCTGAGATTGAGAAGTGGAAGAAGGTCCAGGCAGAGGCTGAACAGGCCAATTATTCTGCGGTAAAAGGCGTCCAGAACTGGCAACAGCAGTTGAATAAGGCCAAAATCGAGCAGAATGATCTCAAGGAGGCGGTCCGGCAAAACAACCAGTACCTCGATGAGGCGGCCGCCAGCGCTGATGGGTGCGCCGCCTCTATCGACGAGTACGGGAAAGCGGTCGAAGCGTCCGCAGCGTCCACCAAAGAGGCGGTCGAAGGGGAGAAGGCGTATAAGCAGTCTGTTTCCAACTGCGACAGTGAACTCAAAACACTGAAATCCTCCCTTGCCCTGGTGGAGAGCCAGTATCGAGGCTATGCCAACAGCGTGGAGGCTTTGACGGCCAAAGGGGAGGCCCTGACCGACATCCAGGCCAAGCAGGCGGAGAAGGTCCAGACGTTGGGCGAGGCGCTGCAAAACGCGCAGGAGCATCAGAAAAAATATTCGGATGCCGCCGCTGAGGCAGGGCAGAAGGTGGCGGAGTGCAAAGACTCTCTGGAAAAGCTGAAGCAGTCCACCGGGGACACCATGGAGGAGCAGGCCGCCCTGACTGCGGAGATCAAAAAGTGGCAGCAGGCTCAGACGGAGGCTGAGGAGTCCACTGAGGCCGCCGCCCAGAGTGTCCAGGAATGGCAGCAACGGCTCAATAGCGCTAAGGTCGAGCAGGGGGACCTTGCCGAGGCCACCCAGAAGAACAATCAGTACCTGGAGGAGGCTGAAAAGAGCGCGGACGGGTGCGCGAGGTTGATGCGGCAGAAGAGAACACGCGCTCCTTCGCTGATGCTCTGAAAGACGGCCTGGTCACCGGGGCCAAGGCCGCCGGTGCCGCAATCGCGGCGGTAGGCACCGCCGCCGTTGCCGGGGTAAAGTTTCTCAATGACATCGCAGAGTCCACAGAGGAATACCGCGCCGCCCAGGGAAAGCTGAACACGGCTTTTGAAGCGGCGGGCTTCTCCACCGGCACGGCGAAAGAGGCCTATCAGACCCTCTATGCCGTCCTAGGCGACACGGACAACGCCACGGAGTCCGCCCAGCTCCTGGCCCAGCTGGCAACCGCAGAGGAGGATGTGGCCAAGTGGGGCGGCATCGCCGCTGGTGTCACAGGCACCTTTGGCGACGCGCTCCCCATCAACAGCCTGATCGAGGCATCCAACGAGACCGCGAAGGTGGGGGAGGTCACCGGCGCTCTCGCCGACGCCCTCAACTGGGTGGGCATCTCTGAGGACGAGTTCAACAGTAAGCTCTCCGCCTGCGCGGACGAGACGGAGCGGACAGCCCTCATCACCGACACCCTGACAGAGACCTATCAAAACGCCACCGACATCTTCAAGGAGAACAACGCCACGGTCCTGGAGGCGAACAAGGCCCAGGCGGAGCTGGATGATACCATGGCCCGCCTGGGCGGGCGGGTGGCAGAGGTCAAGACGGCGCTGACAGCTGAATTTGCGCCCGCTCTCGCAGATGTGGTGGACGCTTTCGTGGGGCTCACCGAGGGGGCGGACGGGGCAGAGGAGGCCCTGGCAGAGGCCATTGACGGGCTCATCGGACAGGCGGCGGAAAAACTGCCGGAACTGCTGGAGTTCGGAACGGAGATTATCCTCAATGTGCTCAACGGCCTGGCTGAGGCATCGCCCCAGTTGGCAGAAGGTGCCGTCACAGTCGTTACATCGCTGGCAGAGGGGCTGATCGAAGCACTGCCCCAGCTGGCAGAGGCCGGAGCCCAGTTGATTGCCGGGTTAGTGGAAGGGCTTGCTGAAGCGCTCCCTGACCTGCTCCCGGCGGGTGCGGAGGCAGTGACGCAACTGGTGCAGGCGCTGGTGGACAACGTGCCGCTCTTGGCGGATGCGGCGCTGGAACTGGTGACGGGGCTGGCAGACGGCATCCTGGATGCGGCCCCAACGCTCCTGGAGGCACTGCCTGAGCTCATCGAGAGCATCGTCTCCACACTGCTGGAAGCTGTTCCTGAGATCACCGAGGCCGGTGTGGAACTGCTGAGCGCTTTGGTGGAGGACCTGCCGGAGATCATCGATAGCATAGTTGAGGTGCTTCCGGAGATCATCGAGTCCGTCATAGACACGCTCTTAGAGCAGCTGCCGGACCTGGCGGAGGCTGGGGTCGAACTGCTGACCGCCCTGGTGACAGACCTCCCGGAAATCAGCGCAACAATCGCGGAGGGCCTGACAGAGCTCCTGGGGGCTATCAAGGACAAATTGGTGGACAGTATTCCGGAAATGGTGGAGACCGGGGTCGAACTGTTGACCTCCCTGATCGACGACCTGCCCCAGATCATCTGGGAAATCTGTCAGGCTCTGCCGGAGATCATAGACGGCATGATAGGCGTCCTGGAGGAGGGGGTAGACCTCTTCGAGGACGTGGGCGGGGCTTTGGTGGAGGGCCTCTGGAACGGCATCCAGTCCCTGGCCGGGTGGCTGTGGGATAAGGTGTCCGGCTGGATCTCCGGCATCTGGGACGGGGTCCTGGACTTCTTCGGCATCAACTCTCCCTCCAAGCAGATGGCCTGGGTGGGCGAGATGCTGGTGGAGGGCCTGGCCGGTGCGGTCAGCACGAAGGGTCAAAAAGCTGTAGACGCCGTCGGAAAGATGACTGGGGACATGCTCTCCAGGGTAGAGGACGAAAAGGACGTCTTGGTCTCTGCCTATAAAAACATCGCGCAGGCGGCGGCAGACGGCGTGGAAGAGGCGCTTCCCTCCAAGGTCCTGACCACCTCCCTGGAGGAGTCCCGCGCCGCCTGTCAGGAGCTCATGACCACCCTTGCCGGGGAGCGGTACGCGGTGGCATCGTCCACCGCCGCCCTGCGGACGCTGGTGGATGTGGAGAACCGTTCCGCCGCACAGAAGGACGCCATGGCCAAGAAGGCGGCGGAGCTCAACAAAGCCGTCCCAGACCTGGGCTTGGCCTATGACGCCACAACGGACTCCATCAACATGACCACCGAGGCCCTGGAGAAACTGATTGACCAGGCGGAGGACCAGAAGCTCTACGAAGCCCGGGTGGAGCGCCTGAGCGAGCTCTACACAGAGCAGGAGCAGTTGTCCCTGGAACTAGAGGCGGCCCGGGAGGCCCTGAGCGAGGCGGAGGCTGAAGGCAGTGAGGGCGTCCAGGTGCTCCAGGAGAGCATCGAGGCCCTGACCGGCGCACAGTCGGAGAACGCCGCCCAGATCGCGGAGCTGGAGGCCGCCACGGCGGACTACGGCGAGAGTCAGGCCGGAGCCGCCGCCAAGGCCCAGGCTATGACCGAGCGGATCACCACCCTGACCGAGGAAGTCGATAAGCTCCACACCTCCTATGAGGACATCCGCAAGAAGGCGGAGGACAGCATGGAGAGCCAGCTGGGCCTCTTCAACGAGCTGGACGGCTCCGCCCAAACCTCCATCGATAGCCTCATCGAGACCCTTCGGGGCCAAGTGGAGTATATGCGGGTCTATGCGGAGAACATCAGGCTGGCCATGGAGCTGGGCGTGGACAAGGGGCTGGTGCAGAAGCTCTCGGACGGGCGGCAGGAGTCGGCGCAGATTCTGGCGGCCATCGTCCAGGGCGGACAACAGCAGATCGACGCCCTCAATGACCAGTTCGCCCGGGTGGAGCTGGGCAAGGGGTACTTCGCCAAAACCGTGGCGGACATGGAGATCGATTTCAAGGAGAAGATGGACGCGCTGGTGAGCGACCTCAACGATGCCATCAATGAGATGGACCTCCACGACGAGGCGTACACCATCGGCATGAACAACGTCCTGGGCCTCCTGAACGGCGCGGACAGCCAGAGGGACGAGCTGGTGGACCAGTACGCCCAGATGGGCAAGGACGCCCTCGCCGCCTACAAGCGGGAAGTCGGGCAGGCGTCCCCGTCAAAGAAATTCCGGCAGGCGGGACGCTACGACATCCAGGGCATCATCCAGGGCGCGGAGAGCGAGAAGGCCCGGCTGGAGGCAGCCTACACCGAAGCCGCCCAGGCGGCTCTGCACAGCATGGAGCGCTCTATGCCCTCCACCTTCCTGGAGCCCCGTAATCCGTCTCCAGCGGAGCAGACGGCGGCGATCGCCGCAGCAGTCCGGCAGACGGC